GACAACCATTCACGCATGAATGTACCCATCTCAGGCTTCTGCTTGTACGCTACAGAGTTATTAGCCAATGCACGTTGACCTTCATTCTCCCACCACTTACCTGACTTGGCGTGTGCCATCTGGTCATCATTAAGATTAGACAAACTGATAAGGGCTGAACGGCGTACACCGCCAACGACTACCACCTCACCAATCTTACACATGATGTCGTGACATTCAATTGGGTACAGTCTACGACCTGCTGCACCCTTGAACTTCTCAATGCAGAAGTCAAACAATTCAATCAAAGGCTGTGGCCCTGATGCACGTCCACCAAATGTCTTCAGTCTTGCACCTGCTGGACGTACCTCTGATACGTCAAACTTAGGAACCTGACCAGAGTAAAGCATAGCAATCAGTTCCTTCAGTGACTTGGCCCAACCCGGACGACTGTCACCTACCTTGATTACTGTGTCTGTGTTATGAAACTCTTCATTCACAATAGGCAGCTTCTCAATGTTGTGACGTTCAACGCTAAAGCCAACACCTGTGCCACACATAAGGATGTACATAGTCTCATCAAAGGCACGTGGGCTATCCACAGGTACATATGAACAGTTGTATCCACCTACGTGGCAACGGTCTAATGCTGGCCCAGCAGTCATCAATGCCCTCATACTAGGCATGATAGACTGATTGAGTACAGCTTCTTCCAGTTCAGACCTCAATGTATCTGGTAGCTTATAGCCATTGTTAGTAGACAAATGGTTAGCCATATAATCAAAGTATCGCTTGACAGTTTCACCCCATGTCTCCCTTCGTTGTTCATCTTCTTTCCACCTTGCATAGCGTGACAGTGCTATGAAGTTCTGGTAGTCTGTAGGTAATGTATTACTAATCATCTCTTTACTCCGTAATCGTTCTTATGTTTCTAATGTTAGCACCTTCAATATCATAAAAGTATTCTTGGATGCCTTCTTCTAATTCCTCGCCCACCTGCCCATCAGCAGGGACGGGATACTCTTCATCGTCAATATCAATGGTGATGAACATCTTAACTCGCATCTGCCATTACCTCTTCAATCAACTTATCTAGATACCATCTGGCCTTCTCTAAATCCTCTACAGGTTTATCCTTGTAGTCAAATCGCCACAAGTACTTCAGTATATTACCTTGCAGATAATATTTGAAGCCATCACCAGTAGCTGCAGAGATAGCATGAATACATTCAATACCTGTTTGATTGTAATGCGGTGGACTGTTGACCATATCAACAACATTATCACTTTGTTTATTTGCTTGTGCCATACGTAACTCCTCTTGAAACATTAGTGTTTTCATATAGTCTTCATGTCTACTCATGCTGAACCCTTTGTTCTGGTGTTAAAGTGAAGATGTACTACATTACCATCATAGGTTTTTTCTACACCCATTTCTTCCTCTAGTTCTACATCAATATCCATCTCGTTGTCAATAACTTTTGTGACATACTCGTGAACAATATTGCGCAGTTCTTCCACTTCTTCCATCACAGGAACGGCTGCACACATCATCTTAGCAAAGTGCATGACCTGCCAGTAGTCTTCATCATCCATAGGATTCTCAGGCATAGCCATTATAGATATGTCAACTTCACCTGACCACTTTCCATCGTTATCAGCGAATGGTCTGACACGTATAAGGAAGTCCTCATTCTGTATTTCTTTAGATAGTTTGTCCATTATATTCATACTCATCTCCTTTTTACTTTCGTGCCGCCAAACTTAATAAACTTTGGATGCTTGTTTTTGCCCTTCTCCTTCAACCAATCTTCGGGTATAATCCGGTCATAATATCGGAAGCCATGTTTAATACACCATTCACCGTAGGTAGACTTAGCACCCTTACGTAGTTTGCGTCTGCTACTTTCAAACACAAAACGAATATCCAATTTGGGATGCTGCTTTTGTATAGCTAGATGCTTGCGTCTATCTGCTGCCGTGAACATACCTTTTGTTTCAATGATGATGCCGTTGGACAGCACGAAGTCTGGTGTGTAGGTTCTGTAGGCAAGGTCTTCCCACTCAATCTTAACTTGCTCATATAGGAAGTCTACTTTGAGTTCTGTTAGGTAGTCGGATACCTTGAGTTCCAGACCGCTACGATATCCATACTTTCGTGCTGCCCTAAATTGTTTTGCGTTAGGCAATGTCACGCCATTGAATAAATGGATTGCGGTAGCCTAAAGCCTGTAGTTCTTCGCGCAAGACTTTATCTGCTTCATTACGCGCTGATATCGCCGCACGTAGACCTGCAGTCTTCCGTTCACGATACTCCTTCCGAAGTTCCGCAAGGTGCAGTTCCGCTTCCTTGATTTGCTCTGCGAGTTCATTAAGTTCAATCTCCATTCATATACTCCTTTGCTAGTTCAACATATGCCACAATGGGCGGGTTCTTTGCTTGTGACTTTACAGCAGGTAACTCAGTAAGATTATCCCAGCAATCAAAGCGATAGCTGCAAAATTTACATCCGTCATTAAGGACTTTATTACCTGTGGGCTTGCCACGAAAAGTCTCAGGCACTGGTTCAAAACATCTTTCAAACTTGTTCTCCTTTACTGTTTCCACAGTCTTTTTGATTTTAGCAACTTCTGCATCAATGTCAATATCTTTTGCTGGCACATATTTAAATTTACCATTAGCTTTATTAACTACCCACCAGCCACCAGCTTTCTTGCCGGATGCTTTAGCGTATCCAGCTAACTGAGCCACATACCCGAAGCCATCACCGTTGGCAAGACTATGGAAGGTGTCGAATTTATTTCTGTATGACCAGTCTGAAGCTGATTTAATATCATCAACTGCACCATCAATGATGAGGTCATAAGAACCAGAAACGCTATCGTCACCAAGGTCAAGAGAAACTTTATCCGTGTCTTCATACTTCACTCCTGCTTCTGTTAGTAAGGCTTTGAAGACAGCTTCAACGATGTCTCCAATCATCATGTTCATTACAAATGTGGTAGGTAAGGGTAATGCAACTTCTGGTTTGTTTTTGTCATACCAAAGCTGGCAGGTAGGACGACCTACATTAGACATTCGTAATGTAAAGTCATCCTTTCTGCTCCTACCCTCACCAAACTGACGTGCAGCAGCAGCCATTACATCCAAGCCAATCTGTTTGATTGTTGCGGATGATATAGTTGTTTTGCCGTTTACAGCATTTTCAAGATACTGATGCACAGCCAGTTCAGCAGGGTGATTCATTATGCTACCTCTTCTTCAATTTCAATGTCTACAAGATCGTCAAGAACTTCAGCATCACCATCTTCTAGCTTTGAGTTTACCTTCTCTGACCATGCATTGATAACATAGTTATTGTAGTTGTCAATCCATGCCATGAAGTCAGCAAACAATACGTGGTCATCTTGTGTAACCTCAAGTGTTTTGGTTACATCCAGCGATACCACAGGAATAAAGAAGCTGTTACCGTTTGGCATCTTACGCTCGTTGGTATTTGCTGTAAATTGGTGCATAGGCGGAAGACGTTCCATCTTAGCAAGTTTTACAAACACGTCACCGACAAGTTTGAATGCATCACGATTGTCAATCTCCCAAATAAACGGGGTGGCTTCTAGTTCTACTGGCTCACCTTTTTCATTGCGAGGGTCAACCAATTCAACTGAACCAAGTACAACACGTACACGTTTAATCTGCTTGATTAAGTCTTGCATTTTCTCAGGCAATGCCTTGAAGTCTTGGATGTAACCAGCAGGTTTGCCACAGTTAAACCCACCATCATTATCCTTCAGGTCAGATTCCATCTTGGCATCATCAGTCATAAGAGACTTGATGAACCTATTTGGTGAATTAGCACCGCCCATAACGAAACGCTTGTACATGAAACGCTGTAGGAACGCACGAATCTTTACAGAAGATGCGTAGTAGGTTGGTCCATCTGGAATCTCCAGTTTGTATGTACCACCCTCAATTACTTCCATGTTTACATTTTTTCCGTTTACTTCTGCTGTACCCATTACTGGCGTATGGTTAATGCGCAGACGTGCAAGGGAACTGCTTTTAGTTTTACCCCCGCTTTCCTTTGCAATACCCATAGCTTTTGCCATGACTGCATAGTTGTTTTGGTCAATCGTTGTAAGTTCTGTCATATGTATTACTCCTTTCTGAGTGAATGAGGCATAGTTATATCACGCTACGTCTTTCGTGTCAAGCCAATTCGGACCAATTTTTGCTTCTAAAAGTAGCGGCACATTGAAATTAACACCCCAACGTGCAGCTATAAGTTGTGGTAGTGCATTATTAGTTTCGTCTATCACATTGATTACCTGTTGTTCTTCGTCAGGATGAACGTCAATGACGATGCTGTCATGCACGGTGTTCACTATACAAGATTTTTTATCTTTTAGCAATTCATCTATGTGTAGTAAGGCTATTGGCACAATGTCTGCTGTTGCAAACGATTGCACAGGATAGTTCTTTATCTGTGTAAAGTGACTTACACGCCCACTAGCTTTACGCACCACATCTGGAAACGCAAACTCTCTGCCACTAGGCGTAGTAATCTTTTGTGTCTCTATAGCTTCTTTAGCCAGTCGGGAATGCCATTCTGCGACTCCCCTGTACTTTTCTGTGAAGTGAGTGTAGTACTCTGCTTCCGCTTTTGTTCTGCCAAAGCCTGTTGCTCCGTAGAGTGGCGCGAATGTATGTGCTTTCGCATCCTGTCTACTCGTAGGCTGACCAGCATCACTAATAACTTTAGCGGTGTATGCGTGTACATCAAATCCAGTAGATACTTCTTCAATGGCAACCTCATCTTGTGATAGGTAGGCAGCAGCGCGGAACTCCAACTGTGCGAAGTCAGCTTCCATAACCTTGCCGCCTTCAAATCGTGACACAAATACTTTCTTTACAGGAAACGTGCCGCCACGTGGCATGTTCTGCATATTCGGGTCAGCACCAGACAAACGACCAGTCGCAGTACGGTGTTGAAGGAGACGCACATGAAGGAACCCATCCTGCTTGGTGTGTGTCTTGATGCCTTCCACGAATGATGACAGATACGTGTCTACAGCACTTAGCCTACGTACTTTGTGTAGGAAGTCTGCCGCATCTGGCATACCCTTACTACGTGCAGCACCCTCTAGTATTTCTAGATTTACCTTGCTCGTAGTAAAGCCATTAGCACTTGCCCACTTTGGTGACGGTGGCTTGAACTTGAAGCCAGCAAGTGTATCTGTTGGTTTGAATAGGAAACCTTCGGTATTACAAGTCAGGCATCTACTTGGCTTGGCAAAAGGCTCACCATTCTTCTTTGTCTTACGTATATAACCAGAGCCACCACAGTCTGTGCATTGTTCAGCAACAGTGCGGTACATGCGTTGAGTGCGTGTCAAGATTAACTGATTGAACTCTGTCTCTGGCATGTATGGGTCAATAAGTTCTGACCAATCATTCTTATCAATAACCTTGCGACCGTAGATAACCCAAGACAATTGCTCTGGGCTATTCAGGTTTATAGGCGTATCACCCATAACCTTGCGTACATGAGACTGCAAGTCTTCTTCAAGCTGTATCTTCTCAGCTTCAAACTCTTCACGCACATCGTCAAGCACCGACAAGTCAACCTTGAACCCACGCTGATATATACGTGCTAGGCATACCGCAACCTGATTAGTCAGCGTAACTGTATCCATAAGACGTGCATCAGGCAGAGTATTCAAACGATACATTAGCTTGTCAGCAAGCTGTTGCGTAGCATGAAGATCAGCCGACAGATATTCACATAGTTCATTGTATGGTATATCACGTGTACTGTAACCCTGCTTAAAGTATTCCTTCAATGTATCTTGCTTCTTGGTGTCCAACTCGTAGCGTTCTGCACAAGCCTCAAGAGACAATGGCTCTTTGATACCACGTTGCAATACATACTCAGCCAGCATTGTATCAAACACAGGGCCATCGTACTTAAAGCCAGACTCCCACAGCCACATCAAGTCGTATGCAGCATTGTGTGCGATGATGATAGTAGCTTGGTCAAGATACCATTGCACACGCTCATAGTAATCCTGTTGATTAGGAACGTCACTATGGTCAAACGGAAAGTGTTGCTCCATACCTTGGTCAGTCAACACACCAATCATAGTCAGTGAGTTCTCTGGCTCAAACGGATCAAGGTGCAACTTACCGTCACGTTGTGTCGTTGTGTTTTCTACATCAAGTGTTAGCTTCATACTGTATACCTCGCTGTCTGATATTCAAGTTCGCAGTGTACCACACCGTGCCAGCCTGTCAACTTGTTTTTTACGACATTCAGGTGACGCTGGGTATCTTCTTCTTCTTGATTGTCTACTGGTGGGTTCTTAGCAATCAATACCATCAGGTCAGCTTCAGCCGCTTTACCTGTGCGTGAGCCTTCCATCATTGACTGATTGAGAAGTACCTTACCTTCAGCATCAGCAGATAGCTGAGACATATAGAAGATAGCACATTCATGTTGCTTGGCAATCATACGTGCATGTACAGCATTAGCCTTGAGTGCTTCGTCTGTACGGGCAAAGCCACCTGTCTTGGCAAACTTGTCACCCATATCAAGCAGTACGATGTCTGGCTTGTATGACTTACAGATGGACTCTACCCAATTCATATCACGGCCTGTCGCGTCCTTAATCTTGATACGTTCTTTGACAGGTGCATACAACTCACGTGCTTTAGCTGGATTGTCCTTTATCTCACGCATAGTCATGCCTGTGGCGGCAGTCAAATACCTAGCACCCACACGGTGATAGCCCTCTTCGTTACACAAGATAATGCAATTAGCACCCTGATGTGCAAAGCCGCCCGGTGCCGCAATAATTGATGCGTGGAACGATGTCTTGCCTGTGTTGGGTCTTGCACCAATCTCAATCAAGTGACCAGAGTTAACACCCTCTACCTTACGTGTCAGACTAGCAATGTTGAATGTCCAACGAGCCTCAAGGTCATTACGAGCAAGCAGGGTTTCAATCTCAATGTCATCCCACTCCACATTCAGGTTGGGGGTGAAGTCATCACCATACTGTTCTAATAACAGACGCAGTGGCTCAAGGCTAGACTTGTCACCATTGACATAATCAAAACCAAGATTGGCAATGTCCTCACCCACAACTTGCTGGAACAACTTAGACAACACTTCCTGTGCTACATCACTACCCATAGGCGTCTCACCTTTGATCTTGTGGAACAAAGCAGAGTAGGCTTGCTTCTGTGCCGTAGTCAGTGTTGGATTGTTTGACATGAACAATGCCTCAATCTCATCTGGCGTTACGGTACGCTCATAGCGATCCATTGCAGTGTCAATCGCTTGCTTAATCTTACGCACATCTTTGCTGAACAATCTGTCAGGGCAACGTGCGCCACGATGGTCATCATAAAATGACCTATCCATCAAACTTCTAATTAGTGATAATTCCATTTAGCTTCTCCATATCTTCAGGGTTACGATATTTCAAATCGTCATTCAAACGTAGTACACGAACATCGTTCACGTGTCCACGTAATTCTTTTGCCATAACCATTGTCTTTGGCAGTGCATCGGGGTCTAATGCTATTACTGCTGTTGAGAACTGCGCGAGATACCCTTTATGCGATTCCTGTAGAGATGTACCAAGAAGCGCAACCCCGACAAAGGATTCAATGCCACCAACCACGGCTGCACTCACGCAGTCCTCAACAACAACTGCGACTTTACCACAACCATACGAGTATGGCAAGCCACTTTTTCCATATTTCTTCCACTTGGGTAAACGCTTGCCGATAGCACGTCCAGTACCATCTACAATCTTACCTTCGTGCATGACAGGGAAAACAATCCTGTCATCCTTTACATCATATAACACACCTAACTCATCAGGGTCAAGCCTGTATCTGTAACAGAATGCCAACACAGTACGCTTGTTCCTGTGCGGTACAATATACTGAGGCAATGCAAAAGCCTCATCAGCAAACTCTTCCGCGCCACTAAAGCCAGCACGTATATCATCTACAGATAGGTGTACACGTGTACCACCTTTAGAATTACAAGATGCTTTGTAGCAATTCCATACAAGTGACCCCATGTTGTTGGTCACTGTGAATGTCTTGTAGCCACCACACTCAGGACAATCCATCCTCTTTGTAGTTCCATTAGGTATATCCATATCACTTATAGTGTTATATATATTATTCATGTAATATCACTTTCCTTTGCGGCACTTGCTATGCTTTTACCATGTATTTTTCGTGCTGTCAATGCACTATTTGCACTTGTAAAAGTATTTTTCATATATGGTTTAACTGATTGTGGGTTAGCATGTCCTGTAACCGACATAATTTGTGCCATACCGACACCAGCTTCTACCATTTCTGTTGTGCCTGTTCTACGTAAATCAGATAGGCGTAGTTCTTTTGGCAATCCTGCTTCATCCATCACCTGCCGCGCATACTTCGGTAGCTTCTGCAGAGTGTATGGTTTGTATTCACCGTTGATAGGATAAGGACGTGGTACAACATAGGGCTGAAAGCCAAAGTCCTGCTCTTGTTGTGTAAGCATGTCAAGCAAGTCCTCTTCGATAGGCAAGTGTACCTCTGCCTTACGCTTGGACTGCTCAATAAATACCCTAGCATTATCAAAATCAATAGCGTCCCAAGTCAACAAACGCATGTCACCTAAACGCTGACACCATTCGTATGCCATGTGCGCAATCAACCCTATGTTACGTGTCTTAAAATCGCTGTACGCAGCGTCTAGGAATACTCGCATATGTTCCTTAGTCCAGACAGTCTTACGCCTCTCAGTGGCTCTCCTACGCACCATAGAGAAGGGATTTACCTTCACATGCTCCATACGCAATGCGTAGTTGAATAAAATACGTGACGCAGACATGATGTGATTGGCAAATGAAATACCACGGTCACACCATATGTCATACGCCAACTTAGCACTTTTAGAGGACACATCTTCGTATTCGGTCTTACCTATGTTCACACCATCAACATCTGTGTCTAACATGACACCAAGAAAGTATTGATACTGTTTCTTAGTATCGTCACGTAAGTTCTTGAAATCAATAGAAGAATAATACTTCTGTGCTAACTCATTTACTGTTGTCATCAGGCAATCCTCGTCTATCTTTACTACCTATTTCATATAAATCAGAAGCCAGCTTCAGTAGCTTATCCATCCACATAACGTCACCTCTCAGGTCTATGTCAAACAGACCATAGTATCCACCAGCAATCATACCAGCCACTGCACCTGTTGTGTCACTGTCGTGACCACGGTTGACAGCCTTGATGATACAGTCATTGAAGTTGTCTGTTGTTTGAAACGCCCACATTGCGGCTTGGTATGTCTCCACAACGTAACCACCAGACATAACATCATTCCTATCAATATCAAGAGGATGACGATACTTAGCATACTTTTGCAAAGGCTCACCGCAATACAATTCTTCAGCCAACATACAACTATACTGCACACACTCTTCACTACCATGAGTGAGAAGTGTTTGTTGTGTAGCAAGTTGGATGACGTGTTCACGTGACTTAGCACACAGCACGATAGGTGCAATTCTCATAAGCGCACCATTACCCGAAGATTTTGGGTCAGTGCTTCCAGCATACACCGTACCTGCATTAGAGTATTTTTGTAAAGCCTTTACAGTTGTAGTACCTATGTCAAAGCACTGGCCTCTTGGTATAAACTCACCATCAAGATACCACTTGAGGAAGTTGTCCATGATAGCCTGTCCATTGAAACCTTTGCGGTCACGAATGGCACAACCCATTGCATAGGCCATAGCTGTATCGTCAGTCCACTCACCTTTGGACACATTCCAAATACCACCGGAGTGGTACTTGGTAATGTAGTTGTCGGGGTCACGAGGCTCTTGGAACTCTAGTGGTGCGCCTAGTGCGTCACCAACTGCAAGCCCAACCAACATGCCCCATGCGTTCTCAACTCTGCCTTGCATTAGGCTGCAATCCGCTGGAACTCAGGTGAACTCACCCACTTGGATACTTCCTGCTCACGTGACCACATGGTCTGTGCTTCAGTATCATTGCCAGTGTTACGCATGGTAAAACCATTACGCTCATCAGCGTAGCTGGCGTAGTTTGTGAAGGCAGAGTACAATGCCCACAGATTACGTCCACGTGTGCTAACCTCTTGATTGTAAAGGGTAAACATGTCTTCAGACCTCTTTTCCTTTTTGATTATGTTATCTAACAAAGTCTTGACATCGACATGAACTAGGCTTGTCAACGCCCACTTCTGGAACATCTTAGCTTGTTTATCAAAGTCTTTGACAGACTTTTTCAATTCACCAATGAACAAGTCAAGATCAAAGTTGGCAGTGTTCTTGCGCTTCACCTTGTCGTAGTCACCAGTAATCATTCCATTGGTGCAAAAGAAATCAATTGCGCCAAAGAATACCATGTTACTACATGAGCCATCAATGCCATGCAAAGCAATCAAACGAGGCGAAATGGTAGTGCTATGTCTGTCACTCTCAATCGTGCGCTGAACACTAGGCATTGTCATGTCCATCATAGCCCACGCATTGTTACGCGCAGTCTTGTAGCTGATGTTCATGCCGTTGCAGTATTCCTCACCCATGTTCTCAGTGATTGCATTGTGCGCTTGCGAAAAGAAATCACCATGTGATGCACATGTAAAATCTTTACCGACAACACCCAAGTACTCACCAGTGTTACCATTGATGACATACTT